CTCATGTCATTAATAAGACCATGCAGAAAATGCAAATGAGGCGAAGTGACGTAAAAAAGGGGGCGTGGCCATATGCAAATTAAGAAAAATGGCAGAAAATTAGTCCTTTTAAGAGCTTTATTGGAATTTTATATAAAATTTATGAGACACTTCTGTTTTTTCTATCAAGTTTTAATATTATTGTCATCATGTAAGTTTTTGTAAGTTACAAGCTGATTTTAAACTCCGAGTATTTTTCTTTTTTCTTGTTTTAGCGATCGCGTAGGAAAACTGCATGCAGCAGCGCGGCGAGGCTGGCGGTGAACGTATTTCCTCCGAGTTGTCGGTCTGCCGCCGCTGCGATTTCTTCGGCAGTGTGTGGAGGAATTGATGATTGAACGCGTTTTGCGAGTTCAACGAAACCTGGGTCGTATGTAATTTGAAGCACTTCTTGCCCTTTACCAAGTAAATACCCTAGCCCGTCAAATGTGTTTAAAATGATCCATCCTCCGGGTATAATACGTAAAATGGCGCGTATTATCTTGGATGTTAATCCCAAAGGACTTCCAAGCATTAAATCTATTACTGCTCCGACAGCCGTACCGAATAAACTTATAAGTACTACCTTTCTTGTACGTTCTGGTACTTTCATTAAAAAGTCAAGAACATCGTCTATGTTCCATTTGTGTTTGATGGCTCTGTCTTGATCGGCTTCTCCGTCGGAGCGTTTGACTATAGGTTCCTCATACAGGGGGGCATCATACCATTTTTCCTCTTCCTGCACAGCAGGTGGCGCTTTTGGTTTTGGCTTTGGCTCGGGCTTAGGCGTAATTGTTTGCGTTTGGGGTTGAACTATAGCTGTGACCGTGGGTTGGATTGATGGGTGGTAGACTGGGTTGGGTAGCTGCACTCCTCTCCATATGGCGTTCCTAGTTAGTTCTGCGTCTAGTGGGTGTTGACTTGGTGGGGCTTTCACATAAATTACCTTCGGTACTTGCCCTTTAGTTGTTCGCCTTGTATAAGTTCGGGTTGGCCGTCTTGGGGCGCGTTGAGGAGCAGTCTTTGTTGTTCTGCGGCGGCGTCTTCGCGCGGCAGGGGCTTTGCTTTTGCGGCCGGCTCCTGTAATCATCATTGTGACGCGGCTTCTCTCGTATGATTTGAAGTGTCTTGCAGTCGCGGCTGTATAGAGGCAATAATGAAGCGTTTACTGTATTTTATTTGTAGGGTGAGTAGGTTTTATTGCAGATGTTGGTTTTATGAAGATGATGGTACAGGGGATGAGGTTGATGGGCCGTTGATATTTTTTAAGTCATTGACACAGGATGATATTGCGAAGATATTGATGGAAACTACATTGACTAGGTGGCAATTGTTTTGGCATAATCCGTTGCTTATGAAACCAAAGCTTTGGAGTGTGGGTGAGCTGGTGAGGGTGATTGCGGCTAAACCGTCAATATTCAGTGAGTTAGATAAAATCTGCCTCGGGCCTCCCACCAGCAAAGCTTTGGTTGCGGCCGGTAATTTGCCGTCGCCGTTTACTATCAATGTGTTCTGTGCTTTAATGGCATGGTTGGGGCCGATGTGTAAAGGTCGTAATTTGCAGCATACGTGGGAATTGTGTGATTCAGTTGCCGGCGTCTTGTATTTGACGCTGCCAAATTTGAAAAAATAGATCATTTGCTAGCAGTTTGCGGCCATGGCTTTTCGTCCTGCACCTCCGCCTGCGCCTTTTACTGCTTTTCCTTATCTGACTGGTAATCTGCCGACCTGGTCGGTTTCGACCGTCAAGAATGATCCGTCTATGCCGTTGGGGGCTTACCTGATGCTACCGTCGGAGAATCCTGAGGACGTCTTCAACAAATACCAAACCGTCTACCTGGTCCCTGGTGAGCAATACCGATGGAAACAGGTGATCATCAAATCATCCATCACTATCCATGGACAGGGGGCCTTGGTGAAGTTGGATGGACCTGGACCGAGTTTGACCATCAGCGGCGGCAGTGGTCTGCCTATTGATATGACTGTTGAGCTACGCGATATTAATTTCAAAGGGCTTGATATACCTCCAGATAGGGAGGAATTAATGGAAGATGCTTTCCTGCGCCATTCTGCTATATGGTCTCACAATGTTACGCGCACCGTGATTAATGGCTGTAGCTTTGTGAATTTTAAGGGTGCTGCAGTGTGGTTTTATGATGAGGATACTACGTGGAGCGGGCGAATTTTTGCAGAACAACATTTGTTTATCAATAATAGGATAACTGGCTGTCGTATAGGGTTGGCTCTTGGCTCGGTTAGTCGTAATTCTGTGGCCAGCCATAATATTTTTAATGATTGCCATGTGTGTTTCAACGTGTTAGGGGGAGGCTGGACCTTGGTTAACAATTGTATTATGAACAGTAGATGTGCCTATCTTCACGCAAAAGAAGGGATGTGGTATTCTGGTCCAGCTACTTCTGGTCCAGCTTTGGTGAATGTGTTTTCGGGTAATGTGCTAAACAATTGTGCTGCTAATGGGAATATGTGGCCTACTGATTATTTGGGAGGTGGTGATGTACCATTAAAGTTGGCAGCTTTTTATTTTGATGATGAGGATGCAATTCCTCCTGTGTGGACCGGAAATGCTCATAATTGGGCCGATGTCACACTGACAAAGTTTAGTTCTGATTTGGAGTCTTATTCAATTACCGGTTGTATGTTTATTGGTCAAACTACTGCTGTGCCATCGGCTGGGCGCATTTATGTTGGAAATACTATCTCTGATAAGGTGTATTTCTTTGGATGTAGCGGCAATGGTGTTTATTTGTATGGTACTACCGATGCGAATTTGTTTCCAGATGATTTTGGAACGGCGCAAAGTGGAAATCCACCTTCATAAACTCACACTGACACAGATAAAGCTTTTGTGACTGCTTTATTGTATGCATTTAATAAAAGTATTCTTGATTTAACTTTTTGATGTATTGCATTTGTGAGTAAGTACGTTTTCTAAATATTCTACGTATCTCCTGACAGCTATTATAAAACAAACTTTGAATGTTCATGAATATTGGTCTCAGTTGTTCATCGGGTGAGTAATATGCCCATCTAAATGCTTCACAAATAGGGACGTTGTTGTAGACAAGCCAACTATATTTTGAGTTAATGCGGGCATGGTCTACAATATCCTTTAAAATAGGAATAAGGCTTGATGGAAAGCCGAACGAGTAATTTCTTATGAACCGTGTGATTTGTCCGCTATCAAGTTGAGGACTTATTACATGACATTTGGCCTGGATTTTTAAATCTTTTATATTCCCTCTATCGTGCCTTGGGTTCATGTTATGAAGCACTACAATCACGGTGTAGCCAGTGCATTTTGGAAAGCGTCCTAGAATTTTAGACGGTAGGGCATGAAAAAAAGAACTAATGGAGTGAGAGCTTCCAAGTTGATTCATGCATTCATCCATTATGATGCATACAGGCCCGTTCATGGCGGCTTTCTTAAAAATGTTGTTAGGGTTATCAATATTTAAATTTTCGTCTGAGATTGCTTCTCGGAAGGTAAGAGTAATGAACTTCGGTTTGAATGTTCCAGACAATGGCGCGATGTCAGTGTTGTAATTGCCTTCCACGCACTGCGCTTCCCAAGCTAACCGTTCTTCTACACTTACAGTTCCGGCTTCCGGTGTAATAAAAAAAACTGTATGTGGAATTGGTTCTATTAGTTGCCCTGCTAAGATGTTTCTTATGAACTGCGATTTACCTGAGCCGGTGGGTCCGTAGACCGTGACAATAAAAGGTTGTACGCCGTTGTTCAGAGTGGGTATGGTATCATTTTTTAAATATAAGTGGGCCTCGGAAACGGCTTTGTGATGTTTTTCTGCGGCTGCATGCATATCGTTTAATAAGCCTGCATGGCATGCGGTTTTGTTAAATACCAACTCGTCATCCGGAAATGGTTCCTTTATGATTCCTGCATCAATTTTAATTACATGCCTTCGCCAAGCTAAAACATCTTCTAAGTACTTTCCCAAAAAGGATTTTCTGTCAATAGCTCTTGTTGCCTTGGGTTGGGGTGCTTCTTGTCGTAGGGGAATAGCAAGTATCCGTTGTTTGACTGGGTCACTGCCCACATCGTCATGTCTGCCCATGGTCGTAGGGTTCGGGTCAATTGTTTCTCTACGACCGTGAACGGTCTGTTGGTTGTATTGCCCGCTGTCAGTGTTCTTTTCAACATCTTCCTTTGTGTTTTGTATTGGAGATCCCTCCCTGTAAGTAGATCATGGTCAATAAAGCATTTTTTTAACGTTTCATAGTTGATGCAGTCTTTAGCGTGACCTTTGGCCCTAAGCTTTCCAGCTGAGTAAACATCACAGTGCTCACAGTAAATATTTTTGAGGCCGTATAACTTTGGCGCTAGGTACACAGATTCTGTTGAGTATGCTATTTTTTTACAAAGAGGACAAACTGTTTCGCATTCTACCAGCCAGGTCAAGTTTGGATTGTGAGGATCAAATGTTAGAGCTGTCCCGTAGCCTTTTATTCGGTGTTTCCCTTTTGTTATCATGAGTTCATGCCCGTGTTGCGTTAGAAATAGTGAATCTGTATCCCCATATACCACCTTTAAGGATCTGTTTTCTATATTGCTGCCCCAATCATCTTCAAATAAGAATGAAGCCCACTCACTTGTAAATGCTCTGGTCCATGCCAGCACAAACGAGGCGATCTGAGTCGGGTATCGGTTGTTCTCTATCCATTCTGATCTTTCTTCTATGATGGAGAGAATAAGGTCATCACAGGCCGCGGTGAGATGGGTTATTGGTTTGAAAGTCACGTGGCCAGCGCCCTCTATAAAAGATTTAGGATTAATATCATTTCCTTCATTTTCAGTTGACGGAGCGACTGGTAAAGCGGTCGTTTGAGGTAGGTTGGAAAAAAACCTTTCCCAAGAGGTGGTGTCTTTTTTTGGTAGGCACGTGTTGATTACTGTAGTCTGGGCTGTGATTGTAGCTTTACCGTTTGCTATGCGTTCCATGTCGCCTTTTTCCATGCTATTTGCAAAGACAACCTTTTTGTTGTCTAGCCGTGTTGCGAAGGAGCCGTATAAGGCATTGGAAAGTAATTTACTGATGCTTCGCTGAGTCATGTTTTTGTCTTTGTCTGCTTTCTCTTTTGCTGCTATGTTAATGCTCACGTATTCTTTAGTGATGCATTTCCACTCCGGCCAAACAGCATATAATTGTTCAGATGTTAAAATTTTACATTTCCACCCTCTATTATGGAGCGTGATCAAGTCGATGGTGGTTACCACTTCTCCTAAGAGTGGCTCGTTTGTCCAACAAAGTCTTCCGCTTTTGCGGGAACACAGGGGAGGTAGCACGTCAACGTGTTCCAGTGGGGGAGGGTAACAGTCTGCGTAAACTATCATCGGTTTAATAGATTCACCGAAGTAAGATAGTTTGGCTGGTGAGTCTAGCTTGTCTTGAAATGTTTTTATGGATATGCTCGCGGTAAGTGGGTCTTCTGTTCTGCCAAATGGCATTGGGTGGGTAAGAGCACTTGCATACATTCCACATATGTCATACACATAAATGGGTCCTTCATATACACCAAGGTAAGAGGGGTAGCACCTTCCCCCTCGGACACTTTTGCGGATGTGATCATACATTTTTTCTGATGGAGCTTGCAGGCCTGGTAGATGCTCGGTTTGGCCTTTTTCCGCTCTATATAAAATCTGTTTAAAAAGAGCATGGGTGTTGCTACTGATTGTGGGCCTTTGAAATATATGGAACTGACAGGTAAGTTTGATTTGATCATTACAAAAGCTTTGATAGCCTTCTATGAGTTTCCGGGTTAATTGAGATGTCACTTTGACGTCGGCAATGCAGTAAATCAATGCTTCCTTGAGGATATCATATGGTCCTTTTATTTTGTTTTGGTGGTATTCATCGGCATTGTTCCAATATTTTAAGGTGGGATACCCATTCGTTTCTTGTTCGTAATTCCCCGTCATTAAATACTCGTTGACAGCTTCATAAGGGCAGCAACCTTTACTTATTGGGAGTTGGTATGCTGTGGCTGCGTTTCTAAGAGACGTGTGTGTCAACAGATAAGTATCACGCACCATAAATTTTACGCCCTGCCATTTTAAGTCTTGTTTATCTAACATTCCGTTCTGCCATCTGTCAAAGGTGCCTCTAGAGGGTTTTTTATACTGTGGGTTGGGTAAGGAAAAGGTAATATCGTTAAATAGAAGTTTTCCTGCTCTCGGTAAGAAGTTCCTGGTGATGTTAAACATAACAAAATAGTCTTTGTCTTTGACGTTGTCAAGGATGTGGCTTGCAAGCACGATTTCATCAAAGCCGCTTATATTATGTCCTACAATAATAATCTCATAAAATTGCGGTTCAGCGGTTTTATTCAGTTTCTGCGACTTATTGAGCTTTTGTAGCTGTTTGGCAGTGATTCTGCTGTATGGGTCAAGAGCATTATCCTCACAAAATCGTTCCCATGCCAAATTGGTGACCTTGTCTTGAAGGTTGCTCCTGAATAATTTGAAACTTTGCCCGACCACTTCTGGATCTTTGTTTAAAATGTAGAAGCAACCATCATAAGCTGTATATCCCACCATTTCGGCCTCTGCTTTTGCTAAGTCTATTAGCGTTTCCTCTCCGAATAATTGAAACACTAGTAAATAAGGTACTAGTTGTTTCCCATATTTGGAGTGGTAAGTATACGTTTCAATGTCATAAACTACATATAACCGTTTTGTTTCTACACATCCTACCGGGTGAAACTTAATGGGCTGCCACCAAGTTCTTGTATCTTTATTCACTATGTGGTGGAAATAGGCTGTTTTTCTCACATTACAGTTATGATTGGTTGAATATAAGGTGCCACATGTCTGACATTTTTCTTGTGTGACATACGTTTTAATGATAAATAGCTCTGATTTATGGTTTAAAATGAGTAGGGGCTCTATATCGCCGCCTGAAAATATTTCTTCGGTTTTAATCAGGCCTTTCTCTAGTTTGTATAAAGTTATATGGGTAGGTTGTTTGTTCTGTGGAAATATTTTAATTATATTGCCAAGGTTGGGAGCAGTAAATATTTTTTTTTCTATCCTGTTTAAAGCTAAGATATTGTTCAAAGCTTTACATATATCTGTAAAGTAAGTTATCTTTACGTTTTCTCCGTTTAAACTGCCGCAGATGTATTTGGTGGACCGTAGTCGGCTTACCGTTGACGACTGCGCCATTCTTGAATGGCTGCTGTTCTTATTTCTTCAAAGGTTTGCAATATTATTGGGTGTGTGCTATACCCAACTAACCCAGAACATTTCATGCGAAAAGCCAATTCCACAGAGTCCGTGTAAATGTCGTTGGATGTGATTTGAGTTATAATGTTTTCTACATCTCCGCTATTTTCTGTAAACTCCATGTCTTGCAGCAATTGATCTCTTTCTTCTGGAGCTTGGAAAGTTGTTTCGGTGTCTGCATGTTGAGTGGTTACCAAAAAATCAGTGCGAATTCTTTGATACAGATGAGCAAATGGGTTTGTGCGGTTACTAAACCAGACCCGGGTGTACAGATCTTCACCGTTTTCGTCTCTCCCACGTAGAATTATTTGCACAAATTGAACACCAATATTTTCACGAATGGATCTGTTGGCATAAAGTTTAGCATATAAATAGAACAGTGTACTTGAAATGTGTTCTAAGATAAAGAAGTTTATCAGCCACCGTCGTATAAAGCGGTGGGTTAAGCGTTCCCGGTCGGATGCTTCCAGGAGTAAAGCATAGAATCGCGATGAAAAGTCAAAAAAATTACTTCGCCGCGCTCGAGGGGATAGTTCCTCTTCTAAGGCCTCCAATAAGCTCACTATACTGGCTAATACTTCTTCATTAAAGGTAATCCTACTCAGATCTTCGGTGTCTTCACCGAGATCTGAGGCCTCTTCTTCTATTTCAGGTTCTTCCTCTGCCTCTGCTGGTGTTTCTATAGGTAACTCGGGCTCCTGAGTGGGTGGTCGTCGCGTTCTACGCGTACGTGCAGGTAATGTATCAATAAAACGTTGTATACTTTGCCCCCGGTTTCTACGCATTGTTTCAGTAACGGCTTGTTGATTGTCTCGTTGCCTTAACCTAAATGGCAGTCCCAAGCGCGTTCCAGAACGAAGTGTTAGTGCACCTCCTGTTAAATCATGCTTTCCAGCTGTTAATGCTAATGCTACGTGTTTAATTGCATTTGGTGTCTGCAATTGTGTTACAGGTATTGCACTGAAGGTCCTCACAAAGGGAGCCATCCAAGCATCACTGAACGGTAAGTCTAACAATGTTACCATTTCTGGGTGTTCACTTAAGCTAATATAATTAAATAAGGCTCTTCTTACTTCACATAGTTTGTGAAGTATGGCAGCATCTCTATTTCCTGATGCGCTAAGGAGGTAGGATGCGGTAAACGGGGTGTTGGTGCTAGAATCTCTTCCGGTGTTTTGTTGACTTATGGGTAGACCGAATCCGGCAATGGGCTGAGCGGCGACAGCTAAGCTGCTCACGACTCTGTCCATTAAAACGGCATTTTGAATTTGATGGATTGTTTCCTCAAAGTTTTCCGTTTCATAAATAGCTCGAGCGTAAGCGCCCGTATTGATGCTGTATGAGCAATCAGTTAATATTTTCCACCGCATGTATCTTTGCAACGTAGCTGGACTGTAATGATATTCGTAAGAAATATTGCTGTACGTTCTTTGATCAAATAGATAGTTGTCTAGTGTTTTAGCCATATAAAAGTAACCTAGGAGTAGATTTGGAGGGGGCTCGCCACGGAATGGAGGCTGATTGGTTGTTGGACCATTTGGTCGGAGATCAAGTAATTGTGTTACAGGATAATTGAAGAAACGATTTGCCCATCTAATGCCACGTTCTGTGGCCGTTCTATGATCTACAAGTCGAGGATGATTTAGATGAGTAGTGAGTTGCATGTACCGCAATGTCTGGGCGCTTTGTCCCGTCAGCTCTTGCCACTGTCGGATCTAAAAAAAAAAGAGAAGAACAAAATCTGTTTTGTCACAGATGCATCCCATTATGAAGACGGTTCGCACCGCTGTGGCAAATGAAGAGCAGGACGGCACACAGTGTCCAATAGATTGCGGCATTGCAAATAAAGGAGATGGGGCATTTTCTATGAGAAAACAACAGCGGGATGACAGGGTTCCAGTGTCAGCGGCACCGCCAGTAGATGTATTTAGGTCACCGTCTCCAAAAATGAGTGAGGAACGAGATTTAATGTATCATTCCGGAAATGCTATTGATATAGATACAAATCGCAAATTGGAAGTGAAAGACTTTTCGCCGGATATTCCTGGATCTAGCGCGGCTAATCGCCACATACAGGCGGCTGAGTTATATAGAAATGCTAAATACACTAAGGATGTTGAAACTTGGGCGCATGACACTTTTATAGCTACGTGCAGACAATTGTTGCGCCGGCCGGCTGTTCCTTTAGGTCTTTTGTATCTTACGGATTTTCTACACAACTACGTTCAACATCCTCCTAGACATGAATTGGCGATTCAATTTGTAGCTATTCAGCAGCATGTGGAAAATTCGGTGCTCAGACGTTTACTGAGCAGAATAAGTGAAAAAAATGACAAGGGGCAACTGACGCAGCAATGGTTTATGGATCTTGTGCAGGTTTTGGAGATGATAGTTGAGGAGGAAACTTCTGTGTCTACACAGCTCTCGGCTATTTGTGTAGCTTGCAATCGGTTGGCCTTGCACTTTGCTAAAAAGGCAAGTGGAGGTCATTATCCCACTGCAGATAAATTAGCTAAAACAAATGTGTACTTTAGAAGGATCATAACAGCTGTTTTAGCGCTAGCCGATTCATTGGGGTGCTATGAACGTAATACTGTGCCTAGACAACCTTTGAAACGTTCCAAAAGGATGGTAGAGAGCGGTGACGACACTTATATGTTTAGCTTGAGGAACGCTTTGGAGGGTCCTGAAACGGACGACGAGGACAATTTATCTCAAGACTATTCATCTGACAGCGATGACTACCAAGATTCCAAGCTCAGACTGGAGTGAACAAATTATAAATCAAATTATTGTAGGGCGCAGCAATGCCGCTGTTAGAGCTTTTAGAGAGCAGCCGTTGGGCAATAAGTTAACTGCTTTAGAAAGCGCTGTTGTTCGTCCGAGACGAAGTGATACTGCCGATAAGATTTACGAGTTGGTTGCAGAATTAATACGAATTAAGGCTATCAAACCTGAAGAAGCTGGATCAATCTACTCGGATTTACTGATCCGTGTTCATAAGTTTAATAGTTCAAATGTGCAAGCTAACTTGGATACTTTGGTGACAGATATTCGTGCGGCCCAGTCTGAGGCCATTCGAAATACGGATGTAAAAGCACTTAGTAATCAAACTGTTTTGAATACATTTCTTAACTCATTGCATCCGACCGTGCCTTTGGGGCAGGAAAACTTTGAAGCGTTTAAGCAAACTTTACGCCTTTTTGTAAATGAATCACCAAATGTAACTGTATATAAGAGTGGGCCTGAGACGTTTCTGCAAGTTAATATCAGAGGTGTAAATACTGTAAATTTGAATGCCGCTTTCAAAAATTTAGAGCGGTACTGGGGAATAATTTTAGAGGGTGATATTTTGCCTCCTAATGTAACAAGCAAACTTTCTGCAAATACAAGAGTTCTAATTCTGTTTCTGGCTCCATTTACAAATTCTAACACTTTTACTCAGGATACATTTATTTCGGCCTTATTTAATGTGTATAGAGATACCGTTTCTGCTTCTTTGGAGTTTCCAGAGGAAACAGAACGGGAGGTGCACCAGGTTGCTCAACAGTTAGGAGTGGATGGTGCAGATTTAACGCGCACTATTGGTTATTTGGTAAAATCTAACCAGACCGAGGCTCCTAATCCATATTCATTAACGCCACGGCACGTTCAAATATTACGTTATGTGCAGGAAAGTTTGGTAGATAGAATTGATAGGAATCAAGAGTCGCCATCTGATGCTTTAGATAATGTCCATTTTGCCTTTGCTCCTTCATTTTATGAAGCCAATGGAGCTTTTATTCGCCGCCTTATCAGCTACATGCGTTTGGCTTTGGAAAATTCTCCCAGTTATTTTAGAGAAATATATTCAAACAAATATTGGTTGCCACCTTCATCATTTTGGACGCAAAATTATAGTGATTTTTTTAGAGAAATTACGCGGCCCGTTCCGCGCATTGAGGCAGCTACTGTGCAACAGGAACCCGAGTTTGAATGGGATGAGTTTGAAACGGCTCCTGCTCCGTCCCGTGGAGCTCCTTCTGTTGCTCCGTCTGTGGCTCCGTCGGGATTGACCACTCGGTCTGAGCTGACCCTTGCTAGTACTGAAACACCTCCTGCAAGGCGTGTAATGACTACTCTGGCAAAAGCTACCATCCCTCCCTTAGCGTCTTTGGCTGCTGACTCTTATTGGCCCGGCTCAGGTGTAGTGGCAGCACCAATAGTGAGCGCTTTGACAACAGCGGCTTTAGCGCCAGAAACTAAGCGGCGTATCCAACGCTTGAGGGAAAAACGAGCTAGGGAGGAAGCTCTTGGTAGGTTACGACGTATTAGGGAAGCAAATGATGAAACTGTGTCTCTGGAAAATGATGAAACTGTAATAAAGCCATTGCTAGGTGACGGAGCAGGAGGATTTCCTACCACATCCAGTTCTCCAGTTAACCCGTTCGCGCATTTGGCTCCCAGAAGTGGTGTAAAATCATAGCTTACCTGTCGGCCCGTCATCTTTGACAGATGGAGTCTTTTGTGCCGCCGCCTCGTGTGTTTGCTCCGACGGAGGGACGAAATAGTATTACCTACAATGCCTTTGCTCCTCTACAAGACACAACGAACCTGTATTACATAGACAACAAAACATCAGATATTGAGGCCCTAAACCTTACAAATGATCACAGTGATTACTTTACAAATATCATACAAAATGCCGATGTGTCTCCGACAGAATCGGCAACTCAAGACATCAAATTAGATGAGCGGTCTAGGTGGTCAGGAAATTTGGTTACTTTGTTAAAAACAAATTGCCCTAATGTTACTGAATACAATAATAGTAATAAGGTACGCGTTCGCCTAATGACTGATAAGACTGATCCTCAGAATCCTGTTTATGAATGGGTAGAAATTGAAATACCTGAGGGTAACTATACTGGCAATGAAATTATTGATTTGTTAAATAATGCTGTGCTGGAGCACTATTTGAAAGTTGGAAGGCAGAATAACGTTGAGGTGTCTGATATTGGAGTGAAATTTGATACTAGAATGTTTGGGTTGGGGCAAGATCCTGTAACTTCTTTGATTGTGCCGGGTCGGTATACTTATAAAGCGTTTCATCCAGATATTGTACTTTTGCCCAATTGCGGTGTAGATTTTACCTTTTCACGGTTAAACAATATTCTTGGCATTCGGAAGCGTAATCCTTACATGAAAGGTTTTATAATTATGTATGATGATTTAGAACAAGGCAATATTCCAGCACTGTTAGATACAACGAAATATCCGGCAGAGGTATTACCTGTTCTGGCAGATGCTGATAATGTCTCATATAGAGTGCAACAAATATCTACTGATCCCCCGGCTTGGCAGACTGAATATCGGTCATGGGCTCTTGCTTATCATAATAAGGGTCCTATACGCACGACTACTCTTCTGACAGTTCCTGATATTACTGGTGGATTGGGACAGCTATATTGGTCAATTCCAGATTCTTTTAAAGCTCCTATTACTTTTACAAGTAATACGTCCAATACAGAAACACTGCCTGTCGTTGCCATGCAGTTGTTTCCATTACAACAACGTATTGTATACAATGCGTCTGCAGTATATTCTCAGTTGGTGGAGCAGATGACCAATAACACCAAAGTATTTAATAGATTTCCAAACAATGAGATTCTTATGCAGCCACCGTACGGGACCCTTACATGGATTAGCGAAAATGTCCCTTCTGTTGCAGATCACGGCCAGCAGCCGTTGAAAAACAGCCTGCCGGGTGTTCAAAGAATAACTCTGACCGACGATAGGCGGCGCACTTGCCCGTACATCTACAAATCTTTGGCCCGCGTATCTCCTCGGGTGATTTCTAGCGCTACTTTGCAATAAGCTAGTCATAGTGGCTGCTGTTGCCGGACCGTACCCACCACACGAACCAATGTCTATACTAATGAGTCCAGCGGATAACACTGGTTGGGGTTTAGGTACTCGTATGTTAAGAGCAACAGGACTACGTTTTTCAGAAAGGGAACCTGTGCGTGTCAGGTCGTATTATAGAGCCCAATGGGGTCAACTAAATGGCAGAAAGTCGGCGCGGCAATTGAGACGTGGCTATAAAAGATATCAAGCTATTCACAAAGGACGACAATTGGCAAAGCAGCGACGAAGGGCTGTACTTAGCAGAGCTAACCGTCATGCAGCTGCTACTAATCATCGGCGACTGCAACTTGTAGCCGAGCGTAGAGCAGCTATTGCTGAAAGTAGACGTAGGAGACAAGCGGCTGCTGCCGCTCAGGAGGTAGTAAATGCTGTAGCAGAGGCCGCGGTAGAGGCAGCAGCTGCAGCGCAGCCTGCAGCAGATGAGGCTCCTAAGAGAAAGTCAAATAGGAAACGGGGCCCTCCAAAGAGGCTGAATATATAATTTGTACTTTGTTCCCAGATGAGACGTTCCCGGTCATACGGTGGACTCCGATATGGACATTCTGTTGTCAGATATAGGCGTAGCTCACAAGTTAGGGCCCGCCGCCCCAGACGACGTCTCAAAGGAGGATTTCTACCTGCTATTATACCTCTCATTGCTGCGGCCATCTCGGCAGCGCCCGCTATTGCGGGGACAGTGATAGCAGCCAAGAATGCGCGATAATCAACACTTTTTCATTTGACAGATACGGCCGAGTAGGTCTGAGAAAAACTTCGTAATGGCTTTCGCAAGACTAGCCCCGCATTGCGGTTTGACACCCGTCTATGGCCTGCGTATTGGAAACAGTGACATGCGTGGAGGTTTTAGCTGGGCCAGTCTTGGCAGTAGCCTTAGCTCTGGTCTAAGCAGAATAGGCTCGGCGGTGGCAAATACAGCTCGTCAAATTGGCAATTCACAAGCTTTTCAGCAAGCTAAAAGTGGATTTTTACAAAGTGGAATTTTAGAAAACGTTGGCCAGTTGGCTGGTCAGGCCGTATCTAGTTTGGTAGATGTTGGCCGTATTAAGCTTGAACAAGATGTACAAAATTTAAGGGATAAAGTACTGGGAGAACGCCAACAGCATCAGGGCCATCCAATGCCGTATCCTCACATTGTACAGCCTCCTCCGGAACCTATAGTTAGACCACCTGCTCTTCCACCCGTGCCGGCTTTGCCTGCTCTCCCGCCGCCAATACCTCTTCCACCACCGGCAGTAGTAGAACCGCCAGTCGTCGCTCCGGCAATTGCGGCACCGTCTTTAGCGGCACCTGTTGAGGCCGATATGCCTCCAGCAAGTGAACCGGTGGCAGATACTGTGGTAGACCGTAGACGTAGGAATAAAAAACGTAAACGAGTATCTGGCTGGGGCGCCGCATTAGATTCTATGGTGGGTGATGGAGTTAGATACGGGTCGCAGCGCTATTGTTATTAAAGATAGTTATTTTTATTTTAGATGGAACCCCAACGTGAATTTTTTCACATCGCTGGTAGAAATGCAAAAGAGTATCTATCAGAGAATCTTGTGCAGTTTATAACTGCCACTCAGAACTATTTTAATCTTGGGGACAAGTTTCGTGATCCATATGTGGCTCCTACAAACGGTGTTACCACTGACCGGTCACAAAAACTTCATCTGCGCATCGTCCCGATCCAAACAGAAGACAATGACAGCTTTTTCAAAGCCAGATTTACCCTAAATGTGGGTGATAACAGGATTGTGGATATGGGTAGCAGCTACTTCGACATCCAGGGCATCTTGGACAGAGGACCATCTTTCAAACCATACCGCGGCACAGCTTACAATCCTTTGGCGCCCACCTCTGGAATGCCTAACATGGCATACACCCATTCCAATAATACAACTTACATAGGACAGCTGCCACAAATTTATTCTGTCACCGATAAAGGTGTCACAGAGGCAAAACAGCAACAAATTCAAAGCACTGATCCTAATCCTCAGGTTGGGCAAAGTTACGGTGCTGGCGGCCCTGATGATGTGGACACGGAAAAAAGTGGCGGTAAAGGTCGGTTGGTTGTAGGAACAGCCGGAGACAGTCAGGTTACTGGTTTTCCAGCTTATGGAAGTTGGTGTCCACCTCAGAGTGTCACGGGAGACATCAATACTACTTTGAATCCTAGCACAGTGTATCTGAATACAACAACGGACACTGATCGTGTTACTGGATTGGTTGCTGGGGATACGGTAGAATGGAATGCTCCTGATGCTCATTATGTTAATTACGTTAGTGACATGCAGTGCTCTGCTGCCGGTAATCGGCCTAACTACATTGGTTTTAGGGATAATTTTATCGGCATAATGTATTATAACTCGGGGAGTAATGCTGGATCATTTTCCAGTCAAACACAGCAACTCAACGTGGTACTAGATCTTAATGACAGGAATAGTGAGCTTAGTTTCCAATATTTAATTGCTGAGCTTACTGATAGATATAAACATTTTGCTCTTTGGAATCAAGCTGTTGATAGCTATGATAAATTTGTACGTGTTATTGAGAATGATGGATATGAGGAAGGGCCGCCTTCGCTGTCTTTTCCTCCTCATGGTTTTATGAATTTTTTTACGGCTCCTGACACTGGCACGGCTATGACTGTGTCAGACGACACGGCCACAAAAACAGCTAATACTACTGCAATCTTCGGTTATGGCAATTTGCCATCTATGGAGATTAATCTCACTGCAAATTTGCAGCGTACGTTTTTGTGGTCAAATGTTGCAATGTACCTGCCAGATTATTTGAAAACGACTCCACCTGGAGTTACTCTGCCAGCTAACCCAAATTCCTATGCTTATATGAATGGTCGGTTGCCGCTGCCAAATATTATTGACACGTGGACCAATATTGGCGCTAGGTGGTCTTTGGATGTAATGGATGAAATTAATCCTTTCAACCACCATAGAAATTTGGGATTGAAGTACAGAAGTCAGCTGTTGGGCAATGGCAGATATTGTAAATTCCATATCCAAGTACCACAGAAATTCTTTGCGCTTCGCAATTTGTTGCTGCTGTCTGGCACATACAATTATGAGTGGTACTTTAGAAAAGACCCTAACATGATTTTGCAGAGTACGCTTGGCAATGACTTGAGAGCAGATGGAGCCTCTGTAACTTATACTAGCATTAATTTGTATGTGGCATTTTTTCCTCTCGCTTATGATACTGTAAGCGAGCTGGAATTGATGCTGCGTAACGCGACTAACGATCAGAATTTTTCTGATTATCTTGGCGCTGTTAATAATCTGTATCAGATTCCAGCCAACAGTACGAGCGTTGTGGTCAATGTCCCTGATAGATCTTGGGGAGCTTTTCGAGGTTGGTCGTTTACTAGAATTAAAGCTAGAGAGACGCCAGCAATTGGAGCCACAAAAGATCCGAATTTCACATATTCAGGATCAATTCCCCTGTTGGATGGCACATTTTACCTTTCTCATACTTTTAACAGGGTTTCTATTCAGTGGGATTCCAGTGTTCCCTGGCCTGGAAATGACAGATTGCTTACGCCAAATTGGTTTGAAATTAAACGCAATGTTAACGCTGATCCAGAAGGTTATACAATGTCACAAAGTTCTATCACCAAGGACTGGTTTATGGTGCAAATGGCAGCCAATTATAATCAAGCATATCAGGGCTATAGTTTGCCGCATACTAAATTCTACGATTTTCTCAGCAACTTTGAGCCGATGACGCGCCAAATTCCAGATTACTCAAAGTATTTTGATTTGTACACCCAATACTTGCAGGATCCTAAAAAGATGCCCATTTGGAATAACTCAGGGGTGCAGCAAATGACTAACTCTCCTGCTTTGCTGGAAAACACGGGTCACTTGTATATGGCTAACTGGCCATATCCTTTGATCGGTACGGCAGCTGTAGAAAGTCAGATTACAGAGAGTAAATTTCTGTGTGATAGATACATGTGGATGATTCCTTTCAGCAGTAACTTTTTGAACATGGGCACTTTAACTGACTTAGGTCAAAATGTTTTGTATGCTAACTCTAGCCATTCCCTAAACATGGTTTTTGATGTTGATCCAATGGCTGAGACTACATATCTGTTGTTGCTCTTTGGTGTATTTGATCAGGTTGTTATTAATCAACCGACGAGAAGCGGTATCAGCGTAGCTTATCTCAGATTGCCTTTTGCCGCCGGTAGTGCAGCAACATGAGCGGCACATCCGAATCAGAGTTGAAAGCATTGATGAAATCCTTAGGCATAGCCGGTAATTTTCTCGGGACTTTCGACTGTACATTTCCTGGTTTTATTAACAAACATAAACGCCAAACGGCAATCATTAATACCGGCTCTCGGGCAAGCGGCGGTTTACATTGGCTTGCGTTTGCGTGGGACCCGCTTCGTTACACCATTTACATGTTTGATCCTTTGGGATGGAAAGAAAAGGATCTTTTCAAACTTTATGGGTTTTCCTATAAGACTATGATTAAGCGGTCAGCTTTACAGAGTGACAACAGATGTGTAAAACTTGTAAAAAATACTGAAGCTGTACAGTGTACTTGCGCTGGTAGTTGTGGTTTATTTTGTGTATTTTTTCTGTATTGTTTTAACTTGTGTCACATTAATCCCTTTGAAGCTTCTATATTTCAAGCTATGCATGGTACCTCCCCGGCTTTGTATCCTTCCAAACCTCATCTGTTGCATGCTAATCAGCAAATGTTATACGATTTTCTTCGCTCGCACAGTTCCTATTTTGTAAATAATGAACGCACACTGGTTTGCAATACTAAACTCAATTTAATAAACATTCATCAATAAGGAATATTTATTTAGTCTTCGTCTTCTTCCTCGTCTTCATCACTTTCAATCTCTACCACGCGCTTACGCTTTGTAGGGATTTCTCCGAAGGGATTATCTTCGGTGCACACGTCGCAGCTAGGAAGCAAGGTATTCTTAACCTGCAGAGCTGGCGACCACTTAAACAGAGGGAATTGCACTGGCATTGGCTCGCCCATCACTTCAAACCAGAGGTTGCGAGCGGTGATTAAACAGTGGATTAAATCGGGCAGGCTAATCTTAAATTCACATGATTTTGCATTACCTGCCCGTTTTTGACCTTGAAAGTTACAGCATTGAAAAACAAACACAGCTGGATATTTTACCCCCACGGCTTTAACAGGATCTAAATCTTTCACAGAAATGTTTTCAACTCCTGAAACAGTATAGGGTGTCATTTTTGGAATTTGCTTTCCTAGAATCAGTTGGCCACCATAATTGCATTCACAAGCTGTGACAATGAACAATAGATGTTGCATAGCAGTCTTTGGAAACACTGCCTGAATATATGCTGTGGCATTTTTGTAAGCTAATTTAGCTTTTTCTCCATCGGTAAAGTTAAGACCGCAGGAGGAGTTTGAAAATGTACCAAACCGGGTTTGGCGTAGATCTTCTGGACAGATCATGCTATTTTCTTGCACGATACGCACTACTTGTTTTCCATACTTATTTGAGCTTAAAAGCCCTCTTCCTTCTTTCAGAGCACTAATTGCTGCTTCGCTGGTAGGAGTCATCTCTATTATATTCTCCTTTAGTATCATTTTCTCCGAATGGTAGCAACGGACCCCTTCTTCCCAACCGTGTTCCCATAAGGAACAACCAGTTGGGTTAAAGTTAGGTGCCAATCCTACATAGTTACAAATAGCTCCATACAACAGCCTACCTCCAACAACATTCATTGATTTTGCCGCTGAGTAGATAGGGGTATATTTTGCTTTCTTTAATGTTTGGGCGAAAAGTTTTTCCAAGCCAGTATCAAATGGGTGAAACGTAACATCTTTGGTTTCAACCTTCAAATGTTCACCCAGTTTATACACTACTTCTAAAGCTGCTTGGAAAAGCGATTCGTTTTGTTGACGTTCTAATTCGGTATCGGTAAGCCCTGCCGAGCGTTTGGCCTTCTTAGATGAGGTAGCGGTACTTTTCTTGGAAGACATGTTTAGAATGGTTGTCGCCTTTTCCCTCACAGGCCCCTGCAAAATACAATGGAGGCGTCAAAAGCCAAGGAGGTACCAGCCAGCGAAACTGAGATAAAAAATAGTAGTTCTAATGTATTGTCAGACTTATATCAAGACGTGGATGCATTATTTCCGCGTCACTTGCGCAGACAAGCTATGATTCTTAAAGCCTCAAGTGACGCTGATCTTGATGTGTTTACTTTGGCGAAACAGTTGGAAGAATCTATATTTACACCTAAAGAGCGAAAAGTGGAAGGCGATCCTGATCCAAAGCTAAATTTTTATCCGCCATTTCTCACGCCGGAGTGTTTAGCTTTGCACTTTCCTTTTTTTCTTAATTTGCCTATTCCAAGATCTTGTAAAGCAAACAGGATAGGAAGTAAGCTGTATGAGCAGTGGAAAGTTCAAAAGGACTTACAGTTAGTGTTTCCAGATCCAGCCACTTGTAAGTGGAATGATGCGCTCGGGGCGGCAGATACGATCGCAGAACTAAAAGATAATCAAAAGTTTGCGCTTTTAAAAAATGACTCAAGTAGAGCTAGTTGGTTTAAAAGCAAGGCTCTTGGAATGACAACATTTGCTTATCCTTCTATTGCATTGCCGCCAGCCCTGCAAAAGCTTTTAATAGAACTCTTTATAGGTAAATCTCAAGAGCCTAATGCTCTGGATCAGGACTATGTACCTGCTTTGACAGACTCTTTTATTGTCAACATTTCTCCGAAGTTGAAGCCTGAGGTTGTACGCGAGAACGCTAAACAGGCAGTAGTGTATGGGGTATTGATGCACTGCTTAAATACCTTTTTCTCTTCTAAAGTAGTCATTAAGAATTTACAGGAAGCTCTCCATTACACTTTCAATCATGGCTTTGTGAAACTAATCCATTTGTTGACGGATTGTAATTTGAGTGACTTTGTGACTTTTCATGGTCTAACTCACCGTAACAGATTGAATAATCCCTTACTTCAAACTCAGTTGGCTGGAGATGATAAGTATGATTATATATTGGATAGTGTGTACTTGTTCTTAGTGTTTACATGGCAGACTGCCATGGATATCTGGCAGCAAACCTTGGATGGTAATACGCTTAAGAGTATTGAAGTGGCACTTGGAAATGAAATGGGTAAAATTCTTAGAAAGCCCTCCAGTGTTGGAATGGCAGAGCATATTGCAGGAATAATTTTTCCTCCTTTAATGGTAACTACCTTTCAAGCCAATCTTCCAGATTTTATAAATCAGACTCAGTTACAGAATTTCAGGACTTTCATATGCCTGAAATCTGGAGTTCCACAGGCTATTTGCCCGCTGCTTCCATCGGACTGTGTCCCTCTAACATTTAAAGAGTCGCATCCTATACTGTGGGGCCATGTGTTACTTCTAAATTTGGCAGCATTTGTTGTTAATCATGGAGATTATATGAAGGAAGTGGATAGTCCTGTCCTTATTAGCAGTTGTATGTGTGACTGCAATCTTTGTTCACCTCACAGAATGCCATGCTACAATGCGGCTCTTATGCAGGAGATTTTAACAATAGGCAAATTTGAATTTCAGGAACCACCCGACGAGTCAGGAAAAGTTACTAAAAGTCTCAAGTTAACTCCACAAACATTTGCAAATGCCTATCTAAGGTTTTTTTCAGAAAGAGATTTTTTCTTTGATACTGTACAACATTATAAGACAGACCCAAGCGAGTTTAAAGACCCCTTGCAGGCCTGCGTGATTAAAAACACAAAGCTATTGGCTACTTTAAGGGAAACACAGATCAGGCGGGAAAAGGAATTGCTAAAGAGAGGCAGTGGAGTCTATTTGGATCCAGACACTGGTGAGCCCTTGGCGTTGCCTTTGGACGATAGTGAAGAGGATTGCGATGATCTCAGAGAAGGAAAAGCAATACACACCGATGCGTCCGTACGGACATCAACCGCAGGGAAAGAACGCGCTCTGCTTTACCAGCAATTTCTGGAGAGAGCGCAAGAAGTACAGGACGACGATGCCATAGTGAGCAGCGACGAGGGAATAGAGGAGGACGAGGGGGAATATCAGAGTGCGGAGGAGAGTTCAGTGCAAGAAGCGCAGCCGGAAGCGCGGGCGCCGGTTCGGCCGAAAACAAGAAAAAGTAAACGAGTGACTCTGCAGAATAGAAAGCAGCCAAGTGAGTAACATTTTAACTACTGTTAAGAATGTTGTAATATATGTGTCACACAACTGCATCTGACTGTATTTGATTTTTTTAGGAAATTTTGCGTTGCAATCATATCAACTGCACACTGAAATTAAAGATCAGATTGCAGATGTGTTGGAGCTGATTAGGAAGGAATCAAAAAAGTGTCCAGCAGCACACGTTCAAGTAAGAAACCGCACCTGCGCGAGCATTACTAAAAGGTACCTGTATGAACGAGATCTGAAAAAGGTGACCCAGTGCCTTGAAGACGCCAAGAAGCTGCTGCAGAAATATCAAACTTTCAACAAGGAGCAGTCTTAAATACGAATTTTCGCGCCAATGCAGCCTGTGACCCCTTACCTTTGGCGCTACCAACCAGAAACAGGAACCGCGGCAGGAGCAAGACAAGACTATGGCGCGGTTATCAATTGGTTCAACTCTGGGCCTGATCTTTACAGACGTATAAGGGATGTAAATATTACTCGCAACAATGTTGAGCAAACACGAGCTTTAGCACGCACACCTTTGTCTGGAAATTTTAACCGTTGGACCGCAGCCCAGCTTACCCATCCACCCGGAACTCGCTATAAACCATACTTTCCAGTTGATAGCATTAAAGGGGCGCGTGACAGGGTTGCTACCCAACAAGGTCAGATTCTTGCAGGTGCAGGGTATGATTTGCATGATGGGCGCCAGTATAGGAAAATAACAAGAGATGCGTTGCCATTTCCTCATAATTGGCAGGTCAAAGATGGTTCGCGGTGGGTAAATCTGGGTGGGAAAGGAGCTAACAGCTTAACCACATATCCTGTTATTGCTGATATACCTCCGATCATGAGATATGGTAGGCCAGGACAACAGTTGCAAGGGTCTGGGTTTCACCGCCCATCACCTGCTTTACTTACAGAGGAAGCGAGAGTGCCTCGCAGTCACGGTATGACTGTGCGGCAGTTTGTACATGAATTTCCACCTGTGGTTTTTAACCACCCGTTTTCTGAAGATATTACTTATTTTCCCAAGGAGTTTAACCCTTTGTTTAATCCCTCCGAGGATTATAGAGTTAGTTCTGATCGTACTCTTCAATATGTTTGATGATTTATTGTTGTAAATAGGTAAAGTGAATTATTGTTTGTGCTAATAAAATTCATTGTATACTTACATTAATGCTTGAGTCTGATCTTCCATTCCGTAGAAATAAACCTCTGCGCCCAAATTTTTGAGCTGCATCTTGCACACCCGTGCTACCTTGATCCATTTAAACCGAGGTAAGAGTAACTCTGATTTCAATATCAATTTGTCGTTTAAAAAAAAGTCCGTCATGGCGCTCCTTGTTACAGATGAAGCGACTACGGTTGGACCCTGATCCTGTTTATCCCTTCGGGACGAGCGAGACGATCCCAATGCCTCCGTTCATCGAAGCTGGGTCAGGTCTAGCAGTAAATGGACTGCAGCTTTATATAACAGCTCAAGCTCCGGTGGGCTTCACCAACAAAGCTGTAACATTAAAATACGGAGATGGATTGGAAGTAAATGAAAATGGAGAACTCATAGCTACGGCTTCTTCGGCAGTAAAGCCACCACTCCATTTTGATAAGGGTTATATAGTGTTAAATCTTCAGGATCCATTGGGTGTTATTGATGGGAAGCTTGGGGTCAAGTTAGGCCCTGGGGTTCACATCAATGGTGAAGGGGCTGTGGCGGTAGAATCCCCTGTGGACCCCATTACACTTGATACGGCTGGTAGAATTACTTTAAATTATGGCACAGGTTTAAATGTGAGTGATGGAAAATTACGACTAGTAAGTCCTGAAAGTCCGCTCACACTTCTTGGAAATGGCAAGGTTGCTCTTAATTTTGGTAATTCAATGGAGCTTGTGCAAGGGACCTTGCAACTGAAAGCTCCGCTAAATCCTTTGTTCATGACCCCCGCGGGTGCGATCGGCTTAAGGGTGGATGACATGTTTAACATTTCTGAAGGTTTACTCTCCTTCAAGATGCCATCCGATCCAATTTCGTTTAATGCTGATGGTATGTTGTCTTTGAACACAAATGACACATTGCAAACAACTGGTGGGCTGTTAGGGTTGACCGAACCTGCCAAGCCGTTAAAATTGGCCGATGGCAAGTTAGGTGTAAATGTGGGCCTTGGGTTAGCGGTTTCTAATGGGTCATTGACTGTAAATGCAGGGCAGGGGTTGACTATTCGAAATAATGCGGTGGCAGTTAATGGGGGCAACACGCTTGCTTTTAATAATTATGGAGAGGTGGAAATTAAAAACCCTAGAAACCCCATAAGCCTGACCCAAGATGGTGAATTGGCTTTGATAATCGGTTATGGCCTAACAACCCTTGATGGACGGCTCACTCTACTTACCGCTTCGACCTCTCCGATAGCTGTAGGGCCAACCGGTGTTACATTTAATGTTACACCGAGTGATTTTTACTTTTTATCTAGTAAATTAGCTCTCAATGTTGAGACCCGTGGCGGCTTAGAAAAAAGTGACACTGGTTTAAAAATTAAACGTGCGGCCCCTCTCAGTATCACATCTGATGGTGAGTTGACTTTGGCTTATGATTCCACGGATTTTCAGGTGACAGAAAACGGTCTGGCCCTAAAGGTATCTCCGACGCAGACCCCTCTCACCAGAATAATTTCTATGGGAAATAACTTGTTTGATTCTGGTTATGAGATTTTTGCTTCATGTCCGCAGAACAAAGCAGCAAAGGTTGCAGGGTATGTGTATTTAACATCGGTTGGTGGGCTTGTACATGGGACCATTCAGATTAAAGCTACTGCGGGGTATTGGTTTACGGGGGGAAACAGCGTGCAGGAAAGTATCAGGTTTGGATTGGTGTTGTGTCCTTTTAGTGCTCGCGACCCCACTGCTAACCTGTCAGGCTGGCCAGCGCCAGTAGTGTGGAGTGGTGATAGCAATACTCCCCTATATTTTGCGGCCAATGCCATTAGTTATACCAATAACCGTGTAAATCTTGCAGTTACCGGTAACTTTTACAAGGAGGAAACCGAATTGCCGGGTTACACTCGTCATTCTTTCTGCCCTACCGGGACCACCGGAATGAATTTTACAGGGGGTAATTTGTATGTGTGTCCGTGCACTGTAAATACAGGGGCCACCACACTGAATGCCATTTATATGGTGTTTGTGATTACTCAATCAGCTTTGGGAACTAATTTCTTTGCTTCTAACACCCCTCCCAACACATTCTTTTTAACTCCCCCCATTCCCTTTACATATGTTGGAGCACAGTAGACTTGGTTACAGCTGTTTATTAAACTATGTACATAACATTACATCATATGTGTGTTATTTATTTGAAAGCAAATTCGTACAGTTTAATGTAGTCTCTCAACGCAAAAGGCCTTTCGAGACGGCCATCAAGATATTTCATTGCAGTTTCTTTTGTGACAGTTACAGCAATATAGTTTACACATTCACAACGTCTTTGGCATGAGCAGTCATCAAAGGCATATCTACAAGACCAAGTGTCATTACCGAGATCAATGGGAGGGGGGAGCAACAAAGGGGTCACATCATGGGTGCGGCGTGGCTGATCCAAGAATGTTTTTATAAAACGTTCTTGGTAACATGTTCGTAGAGACAGAAATCGCAACATACATAGATTCTGAAAAGCATCATCAATTGTCAATGTCCTTAAAGTGTCCAAATCACCAAGATGATAACCAAGGCGTCCACTGTGTTCCAAATTAATATGCCGATGCAGAAGGTACGCAATTTCATTCAATTCTGGAACACTCAGTTTTCTGCCAATCTCATAAACCTTTCTGCGGCGCATCGCGTTGTACATTGTATACGGCACTTCAATGTGATCTAAAAAATCTCCTATTTTAACATCATTTGAGCTGCTTAGGAAGACAACATCATTAGTTTTAGAAATGGTAAAAGCGGTACAACAATGAGTATATGGAATTCTATCCGGGGTGCGAAAAGTACAATTCCCGCGAATTACATGCAACAAAATGCGCCGCATTGCTCTACATTGCAAACTAGATGGATTATCGCAGTGGCAATGTAACATTCCTCGAAAGCCAGGCAAGGGACATAATTGCATTTCCATTATCCTGAAGGTAGGGTGCGGTAGTTGAGCGCATAATTCTTTTAACACATTGATGGATACAAACCCACTAGGGTACCACAGGACTATGTGGCCTCCTTCGCAGGTTGATCTGGTGGACATCGGTATTAAACAGCGTCTGTAAATCAGTCACAGGAGTATCAAGTTCATATCTACAACACAGAAGCATGCGCAATAGATTGAAAAAATCAGCACATTTTCTTCTACAAACTACTTCAGTTTCAGTGCAAGTACAAAATGCAAAGAGCAATTTTAATTGTGAGTGAACCTTTACACGCACTAAATTAAACACTTCAGGAAAATGAAGGCGTTCAGTGTCAGCGCCTTCAGCAAGGTGGAAACAATAATAATGAGCGGCATTTGTTTTCACATACCCCAGAAATGCAATTGGCACACATAACCACGTATCACAGCATACACGGGGTAGAGAGAAACAATCGCTAGCATATAACTTTAAATTAGCTTGTTCAATGCCACGCATCAAAGATGAGCGCGCAGCACCACACTGCAACGTATTTGCGCGATTACAATGACAATGGGAATAGTATTTGATTTGGCGGGTGCCTTTAGTATGATATAACTCTTTTAACTGCGTTAAAGCAAATTCGCAGAAAAATTGTTCATAAACAACACCATCAATTAAATTGCCGCTCAAAAATGCCGTATGAATTGCAGGAGGACAGTTTTCTCGCGCATTGCAGACTATGGCCAGCTTAAGGCCATGAACTGGTCGTCCATCGTTACAGCAAACACATTCACTTCCCGCCGCTGTGGCCATTACACCCAGGCCGGCCTAATAGGAAGAGAAAAAGGAAAGAATATGCCCGTATAGCGTACAATCGCTTCCCAATGATCCATTGAAAATGACCCCGGTATCGCATAATAATAAATTGTACTATTGAAAGGGTGATGCAAAGCATATTCTATATCATACCATTCTAATGGTATGACAGTGGTGCACACCATATCTTCTACTAGAAACCATTTGTAAAAGTCTAAAGCATTGAATTCTGGATATAAATCAGTTTGTGCAATGCAGTACACTGTGCGATCATTAGCAAATTGAAAAACAGCCGCGCTGGTCCTCTGGCAAAATAGTCCATATATTCACAGCATGTAACAAAAGCAAAGCATTTAAATTTCGTTTTATCGAAGCCTTGCAATAAGCTGGTAAATTGCTGAGCATCGGTCGCAAGCCTTGGAAGGTGCGCCATCCTAAAAGGAAAGATGCACTTGTAAGGTTAATAGTAAATTTATAATAAGCATAGATATAACTCACAAGGGTAAGATACCGTACGGAAAAGCGTAGCAGTGCTTTGCAGTTAGCGGTGAGTCTATGTTGCTATTCCAACGCAGACTACTGTTGTCAGTTCTGCGTCTCTACTTATACCTAGTAAACACAAAGGCTTCTTCTGTCTGTCAATCAAATCTTCTTAGGGGAATATAGAGGGACGGACTTTCGTTTACCCGAGATCTTACCCTCCGCCGTAAATGTGCTTTCTGTAAGATAAGGAAATAACCCAACCCACATAGCAGAACAATCCACAGCACTGTTAGATATACAAATATTGCGGTTATAGACCAAAGTCTGTCAGCGTCAGGTGCCTCGCCTTGACACGGTATATTATCTAAGTGTCCTTCTAAAAAATCTTCTTGGCCAGAATACTCCTCAGGATATTTCGCAATCATTTTCTCTTCTCCGTTCCTCCTTTATGGTTGCTGTTTCCAACCGGTGGGCGAGTTCACTCTGAGAAATGGTCGTAGCAAAGCACCGAGGCCACGGAGGGCACGACTTGAAATCGTATTCCCACCAGCGCACCGGCTCCCAGACTACTGCGCTATCCAGCCCTGCAAGCCACAAATGATCGATACAGAAACAGAGCGTAGATTCTAAAGGTTCTAATAAAATATGCGGCATTAACAAGCAGTGCACACAATGATTTGATAAGGTCCTCCATGTATATTCCCTACATTCATCACATGGAATAGTCTTTACTTCATAATCAGCCCACCTTAATTCCTTTACGAACATTTCTAACGTCTCACTGCGAATATGCTCAAATCTACGCACATTGCGTTTAATAAAAGATCGAGTTCTTAACAAAGGTTGCCATGTAGGTACAGCGATAGCAGCAGCAGCTATTGATCGGCTAGGTAGATGGAGCAAAATCATTTCTGCTATTTCCAAAGGCAGCCATTCCAAATAACACTGCAAAAATGATTAGAAAGAAGATAAATTACACACTGATTTTAAGATATTTCACAGTTATCGTCATCTAAATCACAGTTCATTGCTCCCAACTTTCTCTGACTCATTTTTTCTAACTTTTTGGCAGTTTCTGAAGCAGATAGGACAGGAGAAAAACCAATAGGCCAAGGGTGTTTTTCCAGCGCCCACCACCTGAGATTGCCCCACAGCACCACGTCACTACATCCAGCCAACCACAAGTGATCAATGCAACTGCATTGCGCCACAGACATTGATTCACATAAGATATGCGGCTGCAATAAGCAGTAAAAGCAGTGATTTGATTGCGTGCGCCTAAGGGTCTCTTTACAGACATCACTTGGCACACATTCAGTAGCATAGTTGTACATTTCCATTTCTTTTAAATATACTGCCAATGGAATATTTTCAGAAATTTTCTTAAATCTACGTATATGTTTTTTCAGAAATCCCCGGGTTTTCAGTAAAGGCTTCCACGGAGGTATCGCGATAGCAGCTGCTGCTATGGATCTGCTTGGAAGTTGAAGTAATATCATTTCGGCAATTTCCAAAGGCAGCCAATCCAAATAACACTGCAAATAATTTAAAAAATATTAAAATTAGGCGGCTCTATATAAGAACACAGCGATCACTGTTCTAACGGCAGTCAGTTGCAGCCATGCACGCTATACGCATGCTGCTGCTGGCTGTCGCTGTGCTGATAGCTTCAGCATGGGCCTCCTCCATACCTGCTGCTGATCAGTTTCCATTTTCGCCGAAAAGCTACTCATGCTTTGCTCCGAACACCACGGGCGAACTGAGCGGCAGCTACTGCTTGAAAGGCCTGACGGCCCTGGGAGCGACTGGTCAGACATGCTTTCCATGGAGGTTTTGGGTTGGGGTCTGCAGTGCTCGCGTGCTGGACGCCGACCACCTTCTTATGGAGGCTCTGCAAGAGGAAGAACACGATAAAGCTATTGACAATACGGATTGGCACCAAGCTTGTTTTATGTATGATGACACTTGGCCGATCTGTGTTTCAAAGAAACAAAGGAAACAATACTGTACTTTGTGGCAACAGCTCCCCGCCTCCGAGAAGCGTGTGATTCGTGCGCTTGCCAAGAAGGAAGCTCTGTAATGATATAAATTTCTGTTCTGTATAAAGGTAAGCAGCCATGGCTATTTCAGAAGCAGCTTTGCGCTACAATACCTCCGCTCTTTATCTTTTAGAACTTTTTTATTCTGGCTACGATTTATTTGCCGGGGGTCCTCACTGTCGGCACGACGACCTCCGGCTATTAACGCTTTACGATCAGGAAAAAAATCCTACCCTTCGACTTTTTCTATCTGCCGGCTGGTATTGTGATCGTTGTAGACCTGTATACGAAACTGAGTTGAGAGACGCGCTTTTCAACGCAGGTGGTTTTTATATAAAAAAGGACGGTGACCTTGTAGCCCATTGCGATTTTCAAGCATGTCAGCGCGCCTAAATAAATACGAATGCCTGTTACAGCTAGTGCTGCAATATAGATCTAAAGGTCTACTATGCTATCTTCAAAAAGTGAAATGTGGCTGCAAAAAAGAATTAATTTTACCTCGTGTCGCCTTGCGAATCGGAACTCAAACTGAGTTCATTTGCTTTGCCGAAAAGCGTCCATGCTGCGCTTGGATTATTACAGATATAATGGAAATTGCAGAAATGATTAACAGAGGTTTTATGAACTTCATTGAAGTTCCACTTTTGCAAGAAGGTTTTGCGGCTGTAAGTTACTTGTATTTTTACTATCACTTTATATATACTTTTTATATGGGTTCTCATATTCTTTATTCCCTTTCAGATATTGGATCTTAACCGGCAGCAAAACAACAGTCACTGAGGAGTTAACACCTAAGAGGAACTGCACCTTGTGTTCCTGGCGACGGGCGGCGCAGCAACCTCAACTATTGATTCCGAAAACAGATAACGAGGGCGTGATATGTATCAAGTTCTCTAATCTGCTTCGGAGAAAATCCCCTAAGTGACTGCTGTACTTTTCCACTTACCCCCTCCCTGAAATAAAAAACAATGTTTACTGAATTTGCCTACTTCGTTTTTGTTTCCTCTTTCTAGTCCTTAAATACCGTACATGGTTACAAGATCAGTATGCCTGCAAGATGCAGCCATCAATTGTTTTGGTTTGCATCCTGATACCTACCGCGCTCTGCTCTCAGGTAGATTTCAGGGGTCCCGCGCGTCTGATAGTGGGCTCTACGGGCACTTTTCACTGCTCGCTGCCGGGAAATAGAGACGTGCTAGCGATTACCTGGAAACATAATGACACAAATGTTGGTGCTTTAACGCAATCTTTGGGGCATACCGTGGTGGTCCGGGCAAATGGGACCGCGATTTTGCGAACTAGCAATTACAGCGTAACTAGTCTAACTCTGCTTAATATTACATATGCGGTCGCTGGCGCGTATACCTGTATTTTCAATGTATTTCCCGATGGCGCGATTTCTGGACACGGTGTGACTGGGGTCGAGGACCCCCCGCAATACGAATCGATTTCAGATGGGGCTCTAACCTCGCGCAGTAGCGCGAGCCTCTTTATCATTTGTGCAGGTGCGGTGCTGTTTTGCACGCTTGTTGCGGCTGCTCATACGGTTCTCATAGAAAGAGCAAGCGTCAAATACGCTCAGAAGCTACTGGACTATCAACGGCTCGTGGAACAAACGGTTGGTGGTGTAGCTTAGTTGTTAGAGCGTCGGTGCATCACACCGGAGACCCCAGATCGAAACTGGGCATCACCAACCTTATGTTACTTTTACTTTTTACAGATCACAGCATGAGTCGCCTGAAGTCTTTCATCGGTGGAATGCTTTTATTTGTGCTGTGCCGTTTCGTGTATTGTAACCCGGGTTTTGTAATTGCGGTTTGTCAGATTCTGGGATGTGTTCTGTTTATTGTAGGATTGGTAGCGATATTACATGAAGTTGGCATTGATCTTTACACTTTTCGCCAACAACTTTTTCCACTGATCACATAATGTACATTGTAATTTGCACCTTTCACTTCTATGGGAACTTCCCTTTAATAATCCCTCTGAGCTTGCCAATAATGACACAATTTCATGCTTGAGAAATCAAAGAATAAATGCTTTTTATTCATACTCGCAAAAGCCTATTGTGTTCACTTCGCGCATTAACGCGATCAGCTAATTCTGGATTTAACACAAATGCAATTGTAAGGGGCCACAGATATAGGTAATTTAAACATACTCTAAGAGCCATAATTTCTGTCCTGTAGCGCGCAAAGTCATAACAGCATACATTAATTGAAACTTTTTCACACCCCATACAAATACTGATTCTTAATGGTTCGCTGTATTGCAATAAGCGATGCATATAAAAAACAGGTGACGGGTATTCTCTCTGATAATGCCTGTTATTCAAAAGCCACAATTCAGGAATTTGGGCAATAGCCGGCGTGGTCGGTTTAGGTTCTAAATATGATTGCATGTCACAATGCCACTTATGTAGAACTGCATTTCGCCGCAGCATACAGACTTCACCGTCACATTTTTCACAACTGCAAAAGTAAAGCAATTTCCATTTCTCTGTCAAAACGTGGGGAACAGTATCCATTGCAATACCGACAACCGCATTACAAATGGTATTGCCGATCACCTCACTCGAGTTGAAGTAAATTTTTTTCTCATGTATCCTCACAGTTTGCGCCAACACTGCCCTTTCCCCAAACAGTATTTCTAAAAAATCCTTATTAAATACCGATTCCGCAGACACCAGCAACTTAGATGTAAAACAGCTCATTGACACCACATGACTGTGAAATACGTATTCCCTCTCACACGGTGGGCAAAAATACGACTCAGGAACATGGGTAGATGCTAGCGTACAATGTAAAATTACATTATTCATTGCTATCACCGTTGCAGGATTGACATCTCGCACAAGCCGAACCAATTGGTCTAGCACAATATTTTTTTCCATCATAGGCAACAGTAGCATAGAACCGCGACACACAGGACAACGCGCGTTATCAGACTTAACAATTCCATTCAGACAGTGTTTACAGCACGTATGACCACACATCAGAGTTATAGGCACCCGAAAAAGATCGAGGCAGACAGGACATAAGAGTTTTTCAGTCACCTGTTCCGCGAGCGATACGGAGCGTGCAGCCATTTGCGCAGCTAAAGCCGATATGAAGTGCGCATGCGTAGAGTGCTCAGCTCAATGTCACAGGAGAGGACGCAGCAGTCACTCTTACAGGAGAGTCGGTAAAACAGGCACTGCGCAGACAACACCGTAAGTAGAATTGCACCTTTTTCGTTTCACAGTCCCTTTTTCGCCATTGTACCTTTCACATGTCCCAATTTCGGTCCCATTCAGCCACACGGAAAGTTTGCAGCCGCAAGTATCAAGGAGGGGATTTCCAAATGGTGGCACTGCAATAGATCCCCCGATGCTTTGACAATACAGCTCGGTTTCCGTATAGTTACGTAAGTTAGCAGAATAGCACAGGCAGGTAGAAGTGTTGACTATTATGCACCCGTCACCGCAATCACCGATTAAAGACAGTAAAGCCGGAAAACCCATCCATATTAAAAACATGACTACCGCGCTGAAAGCAGCCACCGCTAAAAAAGCAATACAAAGTAGCCTTTCAAGCGAAGCGTGCGACTTTGAGCCGCTACCAGAACGAGCAACACCGTAATCAGGCATCATACCTGCTAAGCGCAGAAGGTCGACTTGCGCCACAGAAAAGTACAGCGCCGTTCGTGCGGAGTTTTTGAGCTTTGAACATAACAGGAAATTCGTTGCGGTAAAAACACATGACAGATCCGCGTCACACCGTATATGGACTACCTACGGTTATTGCAGATATATGGTGCATAATGCGAATTTATCTGTATTACAGAAAGCGGCTGATATTTTTTTAGATTACATCGACACATAGTTACATTGCAGCCTGCCGTCGACGTGTCGCGTGCCACCTATCCAGAAATTGCTATAGGACCATCGGGAGCGTGTCAGAATTTCTGGTAAAGGTTGGTCCGTGAGCCGTCCTCCAATTTCTACGCATTTCGACGCAGCTGCGGAATGGTTGTATTCTTCGGTTGGAAAGCCTGGAAAACAGATACAAAGTGAAGCATTGACTCTCAAACATTCATCAGGGCACACTTGACACGGTGGAGATTTAGCAACCATCCACCACAACAGCATATTCACTACTAAAATAATAAATACGATCGCTGTAGCAGCACATAGTTTACAGGTAGTGCTGCTACAACGCTGCTGCTCTCGCCTAGCCATCGTAAAAGATAGCAAGGCACATGCTTCTGCTAATTTTATGTATAGCTGAACACTTACTAATTTTTTCTGTTCAGTATCAAGTTTCCCCACACTTACATGTTTCAACAGCGCCACCTTGCGTTTTTATTAAAAAACTAAGTATTAAGTTCCGCATAAAGAACTTCCTGATACAAAATACGTCACTTCGCCTCATTTGCATTTTCTGCATGGTCTTATTAATGACATGGA